AGAGTACACCTTAGGAAATCTCAGGAGTGCTTATTTCCTTCATTGATTCCCGACTGCCGTCTACTCGTTGAACCTTTATCTTAAATCTGGCTTGGTACATTGTTTAAATAGTTTAAAGCTAATTGTAATTTCTCATCCATTGAAACATTTTTTGATAAAAATGATTTATCTTTTAGATTTGGATGATTATTAATTCTATATCCTTCTTTTCCAGATGTATCTCTATAATGTCTTACATATTTGGGCAATTCTGAATCTTCAGTGCGTTTTCTAGCACGTTTTTCATAAGTCTTACCTAAATTTTTTCCAATCATACTTAAGCGTTTTAATTCACACGTCTCTTCTGATTGTTTACATACATTTCCACCATCTGTTAAATTATAACCATTTGGTTTTTTTGTATTTAAATTTGTTATGTAATATTTTTCATAATAGTTTAATTCATCTTCTGGACATTCTTTTAAAATTTCAATGTTAAAATTTTCTGGACCATATTTTCTAATAGATGCATTTAGCAATCTACAACAATTCTTATAAGTAGAATCTCTAATATGTTCTTTCCATCTACCAATATAGCCATGTTTTCGACCATTTGATAAATGTTTTAAACATTGCCCCACGTATTTTTTACCAGAAGGGCTAGTTATACAATAAATTTCACCATATTTGTCCATTATATATTATTAGCTTTTGTTTCTATATTTTTTCGATTTAAGATATTTGGCTGCGGATTGCCCAATCTTTAACATTTTTACTATGCCATTGGTTATTATCCTATGGTATTATTTATGTCACCACAAATAAGTAGTAGTTAAAGCTCTAAGGGGGTTCCCGACAATTTGACAATCTTGCAAATTATTAAATGTTACTAAATAATTCACTAGCGAGTTATATAATTAAAACACTTTTCCTCTAAAGTGTCTCAATTCGTATATTTACACTGTTTCCCTGTTATGGCGATATACGATCCATAACAGCAGCTCACTGTTGGCACCCAAGCTGTTAAGCGCCGTAAGCTACGAGTTGCATAAGTCCGCCTCCCATTTTATATTATTCCTAAAGAAAATAATTTTTGGAATTCTAATTTAATTAAATTTTGACGACAATTAAAATCTAATTAAATACCTACATATTATTTTAATATATTATTAATGTTTACATTTTCCTTCATAAATATGGACAAATATAGCTCATCAAATACTTCTTTTTTCCCCTCATGATTTTTAGTAAAAATATACGATTCTTTTCTTTTCTTAATAGACCAACCATTGTCTAAAGCATTGTATAAAAAGACCATTTTTTGAAATTTAATTTTATCCACTTCCAGGTCTAATTGTTCGTTATTATGTGTTATTTTAATATCAATGTCCATCATTAAGATAACCATTGAAACAATAATTAATGTTTAAACTTATATTTTATAATTCGTATATAATTTTTATAATTTTTTATAATTTTGTCTAAAATAAAATAAAATAAAATAAAATAAAATATTCCAACCATAGAAAATAAAATAAAATACAAAAAAATAAATACTTTTACAAAATATCTAATTAAACAGGTTTTTATTTGTATTATATAATGCCATCATTCAAACCTAAAGCTACCAAAAAAATAAAGGTATGTAAAAGATATTCAACAACTTTGGACGGAAAACACAAAGAAATAATGACTGATTTTTCAAAAGACGAATTTGATGTAATTCCTAGATTACAAGAGGAAAAACAAACATTGATTGCCGATTTAAATAATCCCAAATTATCCATTGAACAAATTATGGAGATAAAGGACCGTATTAAAGAAATAAATGAAAGCGTAAAGGAAATAAAGGCGCGAAAAAACAATTACTTTTTGGATAATTCTAAATACATTTTTGAATATTTTGAAAACAAGAAAAACATTGACAATAAGGATGACAATGATGGTGGAAATAGTTCGAAAAGCCAGATGCTCTTTAATTTCTTCAAAATACAGAAACCTGAAAAGGATAATAGTGGTGTCGAAACTCGGAATAAAAATATTGTCCAAAAATATTTGAGTAATATTGATGAGACCTTTATTGATATGAATTCATTTGTTAGAACGACTGATATTTGCCAAAGCTGTTATAAGGGCGAATTGATACCACTCGATGATGAGGGTGTCTTAATTTGTAATATTTGTGCTGTTAGTATTCCATACTTGATAGAGAATGAAAAACCGTCTTACAAGGAGCCGCCTAAAGAAGTATGTTTTTATGCTTACAAGAAAATCAATCATTTTAAAGAGATACTTGCTCAGTTTCAAGGCAAGGAGACAACCCAAATACCAGATGACGTCATTGACCAGATACATCAACAAATAAAAAAGGAGCGTATTGGTCTAGAACAACTAACACATTACAAAACCAAGGAAATACTTAAAAAGCTTGGATTTAATAAATATTATGAACATATCGCATTTATTAAAAATAAGTTGGGAATTAAACCGCCTGTATTTAGTCCTGAATTAGAGGATACCTTGTGTAATTTATTTATGGAAATACAGTCGCCATATGCCAAAACTTGTCCTGATTATCGTGTTAATTTTTTGAATTATTATTATGTATTGTATAAGTTTTGTGAATTGCTTGGAGAAGAACAGTTTTTATCGGATATACCAATGTTGAAAGATAGGGAGAAATTAATAGAACAGGATGAGACGTGGAAGAAAATGTGTATAGAGTTAGATTGGGAGTATATTGCGACTGTTTAAAGTGCTGAAAGTGCTGAAAGTGCTGAAAGTGCTTTTATGTTTTACCAACGTCTTTGTTTTCGGCCACCCTTCTTACTTTTATTCTTTTCAAGATCCTTATGTCTCACTGTTTTACCTAAAGGGTTGGATAGATCGCCGTGACGCACTGTTGTAAAAAGAGGATTGGGTTGGTCACTGTGTCTTATCGTTTTACTTAGCGGATTGGGTAGGTCACCATGACGCACAGTTTTGGCAAGCGGATTGGGTAGGTCACCGTGTCGCACAGTTTTGGAAAGCGGATTGGGTAGGTCACTGTGACGCACAGTTTTGGAAAGCGGATTGGGTAGGTCACCGTGTCGCACAGTTTTAGCCATTGGGTTGGATTTTCTTTTACTAGAGCTAGAGCTAGAGCTAGAGGACTTCGACTTCGACTTTGACCTGGATTTCGACTTTGACTTTGATTTTGGAGAAACTTGTAAATCTGCTAATGATAATCTATCCATAATATATATTTATTGAGAATATATATTATTTTATTATTTATTTTAACGCCTCTCCTTATTATATTTCCAGTCTTTTGTTTTTTCAATTCGTCCATCGCTAAAATACTTAGTAATTTCAACACCAGGCCAGCCAGTTTGACTACGTAATTCTTTTTGTTTTTGAAATACAAGTCTTACTGGTTTATTTTCATCAGTATTTATATTTTCATTCTCTTTTGTTCCATCTGAATATTCTCGTGTAATTTTAAAAAAAACCCCTTGTTTTCTGATTTTTGAAGATACTAATACACGTTGTCTGATAATTGGTGCTTGTTTTCTTTGAGACTTTGCTACTGTTGATTGAGGTCTAGCAACTGGTTGGTGTGATGTCATACTACCAACTACTTCATATAGGTCATCATCTAAGTCAATTCTTGTTTCCTTCTTACCAATTGGTGCCCGTGATATTGTGGTAGTTGCTCTTGCTGTATGAGTTCTTGACGATGATTTGTTTTTGCGCGTTCCTTTAGATTTTGAACCTGAACTTGAACTTGATTTAGTTTTGTTATCCATAATATATATTTATTGAGAATATATATTATTTTATTATTTATTGGTTGGCTTCTTAAAGACCACCAGGGAAACCAACTAAGTTGGCACCGATACCAAAACCGGCACCTGTACGCGCCGACACACCCATGCTAGGAATGTATGTATCCAATATGGCAAAGGTAGCAGCAGCGGTTAAGGCAAGAAGAATAATTTCCTCCATATTCAGAGACTTCTTGGGAATAGCAAAAGCAGCAATCGCAACCATTAAACCCTCAATTAAATATTTAACAATACGCTTAATAAGCTCAGTGACATCAAACATAGCCATTTTGTTTATATATAAATTGAAAAGAAAAAAATAATATATAATGTGTAACTTTTATAATATTTAAATTTTATAAAATGAATGAAAATATAATAATTTATCAAATTAAAACTTAAAACGAACAACTAACTAAATATATAAATGAGTGGAAAATCAAAATCGAATGCTTCCAAGAAGTTCGCCTTTGAACGTAAACAAAGAACCGATGGTTCACCTAATCCTAAATATGTTGATTTGTTGGAACTCGATAAGCCAATTGCCGGACAACAATTCGGCTGTTTCTCGTTTATTACTCCCGAGAAAATTCTGAAGCAGAAGGAAATGTTCTTTTTTGAAGAGTTCCTAAAGAAATGGGAATTCTCAAAGTCCATGGAGAAGTTTCACCAATTTATTAATTTTGTTTCTTATAAATACAAGTTGAATTTTGAGGACGTTATGAAGGATTATGAGGGCTTCGTTACCGAGGAGCGTGAGAACATTATCAGTTCTTCTATTGAAGACGATTACAAGACTTTTTTAGATAAGCACGAGGATGACCTTGAGAAGCAATTCAGTATCAAGCACAACTTCCAAACGTCAGTCAGAGGCTTCAAGTCTAGAGGCAACTTTCAGACGCAAGAGGAGGCGGAGATGCGTGCCAAATTGTTGCGTGAGAATGACCCCAGTTTTGACGTGTTTGTTGGTCCTGTTGGTCAGTGGCTATGTTGGGACCCCGAGGCATACAAGACTGGTCGTGTTGAGTATATGGAGGAGGAGCTTAACCAGCTTGCTCAGGAGAAACAGAAGAACGAGACTGTCGCGAAGTCCGCATTTGAGCAGCGCGTTAAGGAGACCAAGCAGAAGGCCATTGATGACAACAAGAAGAACGCTGAGAAGCATGGTAGCTCATTGACCCAGGATATTGACAGTGAGGGTAATTTGGTCGGAGTTACAAACAGTCAAGAGGCAAAATTG